TCCCCTAATCCTTTTTTTGTTTTTCTTTTTCTTGCCATAGTGTAAATATACAAAATTTAAAAATACGCCATTAAAACGGCTCACAACTAATATTAAACAACATTAAAACGTTGTTTACTCTTTAGTTGTATGCAATTAAAAAAGACATACAACACGTTATATAGTTAATTTTTTAACTAATTGTTTTGCATCTTTATAAACTTTGTTGAACCAAATACCTTCTTGTAAATGGGCTGTTTCTGTTTGCTTAATATAATCTTTTAAGCACTCTAATAATTCTTTTTCTACCTCTGTCATTTTATAGTATTTAATCCGTTAAAAATCTAACCATATAACCATACGTTATAAACAATAAAATTATTTTTCAATATACTTTTTAGCTTCGTATTCATCTATACTCTTGCAAACGTCAGTCCAACAACTACCTGTTGATGTGGGTATAACTAAATAATAAAAACCTTCCTTAGTTTTATACATTTGCGTTATTCCGTTTGCGTGGTTAACAATCCAAGTTTGTACTACTTCATTCATAATTTTTCAGTTAATAACAAATAATAAATTTTATTAAAACAAATTTTATTCTCGGCATTAGCAATCATTTGCCTTAATTCTATTAATAATAGCGTCCATTCCTTTCTCTATCCCTGCTCTAAGTATAAAATACAATGGTTGTTTACTAAGTCTATCTATATGCTCTTTTGCTAATTCATTTCTAATTTCAAGGTATTCCTTTTCAGTCGGCAAACATTTGCTAACATCAAATAAAATACATAACTCGTCATATAGCTCCTGTCCAGCTTCATTGCTTACTGTATAGTCTTCTACTAATTTCCTAAGTTTATCTTTCATAATCGTTACGTTTCTTATTTTTGGTCATTAGGTACAACTCCAATGATTCTTAATGTTTTGTTTTATCCAAAAATACTTACCTACATCATTAATTATCTGAATACATACGTGTTCTTTATCACCTACATACCATCCTATTTTTTTTCCTGTTATTTTATATTTTTTACCTATGGTTAAATACTTTGTATTCGATTCCTTACCCTCACATAACAAATACGATCCTTTTTCAGAAACATCTATATTGTATTTATTGTCAACGCAGTGCATAACAATAGATAAATTTAATTGCTCGTGATAGGCTTCTACAATGGTTAATGCTTCTAAATATTTTTGTCGTGTAATCATAATTTTATGTTTTTTAATACGTAAATAAACTTATCCAAAACGTTGTAAAATATCAATTACATATTTGATATTAATTTAATTTTTATTTTAGCTATATCAGCACAGTTAGGCATTATCCTAACGATATCTTCACCTATCCTATTCCTTTCATCTTGTGACATATATTTGTTAAGAAACTCACACATTTCAAGTTCTTTTTTTTCTAACATATCAACTATTAATTTATTATAATTTTCATCATCCATAATTAAAACATTTTATAACATTGTTTATATTCCATTTTCGTACCTCAAACGGTACATACACTAACCGTTAGCATTAATTAATACTTACTTTGTATTAAACCATAAACTCTGTGGTAAAAGTTTCTTTCTTCACTTGTATCAGCATTACCTATTTCCTCACAGCATTGTCTAATTAAAGATTCTTTTCCTTTTAACCACTTTTCCCAATAAATTAAAGTCTGTTCTTCATTCATAATTTTATATTTTAAAATCGTACTAATCATATTACCATCCGTTAGTTGCAATTGTGGTTGGAGTTCTTGCAATTAGCTTTGTGTATTATACCACCCTTTTCAAACCCTCTATAAACAACGTATTCACACCCATCTATTTCAGTAACTACTATATCACTATAATCATTGTTTGCTTTCTTTGTGCTGTCTCCACTTGTTCCTCCTTGGCAACCAACCAAAAAAGCAACTAAAAATGTATAAAATGAATAGCTTAATTTTGTTATTAAATTTTTCATCTGTTATATTTTTAAAGTTTAATTATTATTAGATTGTCTGTGCTGTTTAGGTCGCCACGCACCTTATAAAATGAGTTAGTTTTTATTAGTCAAAACCTTTTTTACAATTCCCTCTATTGCTTTAGGGTCTTTTTGGTGTGCTAATAATATATTACCAATAACAACCATATCTGTAAAACCTCCCTTGCTTATTGTTTCTATTATTGTAAGTACATTTTTACTTATGTAATCGGTGCGTTCTTCTTCTGCGTCAAATACTAAGTCAAACTCGTTTTGCTCTGCCTTAATTAAATGTTTAATAGTCATGTTTAAAGATTTTTTTAACTCATGCTTATAAAACTTAGTGTATTTTAAGTCTTCGTTAAAATTTAATGCTAATTGATTTAGTATTACTGCTCCAGTTAATGAGTCTAAATATTTTTCTTGCTTTGTCATTTTATTGCTTTTTAGTTTGTTTGTCAAATATAATAAATATTATAATTAATATACAAATAATTATATTCTTTTTATTTAAAAAGGGCAATCATTGTCAAACTCATCATCTTGTTGTTTTTTAAATGCTTGTTCGGTTGTACCCATTGGCAATAGAAACTCTGGTTTTTCATCATCTATTAAACTGTGTGTAGGTATTCCACTATCTTCTGTATAGTAACGTCCATTAATATCACAATATTTAAAATCTACCTTTGCACCTATTTCACCTTGAAAACTAAATTTTGTTTTCATATTGTAAAAACTTGTATAATCGTCTGTTGTATCTGTTGCGAAAGTTCTATAAATAGTATAACCGCAATGCGTTTGGTTTCTAAAATCAGCCGAACCAGAAACATCATACAAAGTTGGCACATCATAAATACCATCATCACTTTTTTTCATCTTTGTAGGGTGTGCAACTAAGTAAATTAAAACATTATTAGCTTGTGCAAAGTGAGTTAGTTTAGTTAGTACAATGTTTATTTGCTCTAACTTATTACCCTTTGGCAATAGTACTTTATTAAAAGCATCTATAACAAAAATATTAATACCAAAAGAGTACATTTGTTCCTTGAATTTATCTAATAACCAGTCCCAAGTTGGCAATTGTCCACCATCACAATCAGTTAAGTAAATTTTATCATTTGACCATTCATGGTATTTATCTAAATCGTCCTTAGTCATTCTACCTACATTACCTTTTTGTTTCCAAAAGTTTTTACCTATAACTTTTTCAGCTAGTGAACTATGATATAATTCCATTGGTGAGTGTTCTGGGCTAAACCAACTAGCTTTATAATTATAATCCTTTATTAAATTTAAAACTTTCCAGTCTGTAAATGTACTTTTACCATGTGATGGCATACCTGTTGCAACTACTAATTGACCTAACATTTCGGAGTATATGTCTTTAAGGTTTCCGAAATATTTTGATTTTGGATATATTGTTTTTGGTAGTCCGTTATCGTACAAATCTAAAACACCATCATACAAATCTGAAATTCTAAATGTTCCGCTTACTGGGAATCTCTTTTTATTAAAAGCTGTTTTATCAAGTTTAAGTGAGTTTAAATCGTCGTTTGCATCTTTACCCTCGAACTCTATAAAAGTACATCTATGACGTCCTAAACGGTGCGCAATAGCGTTTTTAAGTTCGTTTCCTTTCTCATCGTTATCAACTGCAATAACAAAACTTTCAATGTCTTTAATATATTTTTCTGAATTAATCCAAAAATCGTCATTATCATTTGCGCCGTTTGGAACACTTACTACGTTTTTAATTCCTACTTCGTAAAGGCTTGCCACGTCCATTTCACCCTCTACTATGTAAATTTCTTTTTGCCCTATTGCAGAATTGATATTGTAAAAAATAGATTTAGTACCAGCAGACTGTGTAAACTTTTTATCTCCACTCCTGTATTTTTTATTTACAAGTGTATCACCCTCAAAAGTATTAAAAACTAAATTAGTTACTTTTTTGTTTTTTGATGGTTGCCAATATAACTCCTCAGTCCAACCTAATTCTATTGCAGTACTTTGTTTTATATTTCTGCTTTCTAAATATTTAACAAGGTTATCAGACAGATTTGTATAGTTTCTCCATTCCTGTACTGGTAATTTATATTCTTTTTTTGTTTCCGCTTGTATGTTATCTCTAACGCTTACACTTTCGCACCTATGACAGTTTGCCAAGCCTTTAGAAATGTTAACAGATAAATCTCTACTACTTTTGTCTTTTGATGTATGAACGCAATTAGGGCATTTAGTTTTAGTTTGTCCGCTTGTTTTACCTCTTAGGTCAATATCAAGCCATTCAATAAAATTTTTCATAATTAAAATGCTATGTTTCTGTTTGGTTTAGTTTTTGTTTCTTTTACGTTATCCCAAAATAAACCTTGGTAATTGTTTTCTATTGAATTATTAATAACTTTACTGCTAATATCAAAACCTTTGTTTTTTATTTTTTTTGCCAAAGCTAATAAAGTTACTTGTGCTTTAATTGGTTTATTTATATCTCTTCTGTAACTAATCCAATACAATAACAATTCTTTACATTTTACATCTAAATCAATAATATCTAAATCAATCTTTTTTTTGTTTATTTTATTTTCTTCTCTCTTCTTCTCTTCTCTTCTCTCTTCTTCTCTTAATACTTGAGTTTCTGTTGAACAAGAATTTAACACTTGTTGAACATCTGTTGAACTTGTGTTGAGTTTCTGTTGATTCTCTGCTAACTTTTTAAGTCTTCTCGCTTCAGCTGAAGCCCTACCACCCTTGCTTTTACTCTTAGAATTTTGTATTCTCTCTTCTTTTTGTTCGTCAAGAAAATTTATTATTATTAAATCGTCAACAACCTTTATAATTTCGGCACTAATTAAGTTATCAAAACAATCTTTGCTAATATGTCTAAACTTTTTAATTGCTTTTGATAATGTTATCTCACATTCATTAGACCAATAGTAAGCGCATAAATTTATAAACAAACCTTGAGTTTCAAAATCCTCTAATGTTATATCCCCATCATTCCATTCAGAAACAAAAAATTTAAAATATGGTAAATCCTTAGCCATTTTGAGCCTCCTTTCTTATTTCTGCTTGCATTCTTAATAGTTGCCCTATTAAATCAAATAAGTTACTCTCTGTAAGTCTAACACTTTTGTATTCTCCTGTTTCCCAACAAGAAATATTTACAAAAACATTGTTTAATTCTCTCTTAAACTCAATATTATTTAAGTTCTTTTGGCATTCAAATTTAGTAATCATAGTATAAAAGTTATTAAATTAATAAAGCCTTATAACTTCAGAGAGAACCACTTCTCATCAGCTATAAGGCTTTTAATATTTTTTTTATTTAGTTATCTAATGTGGTTCTCAATAACTATAAAGCAAATATACAAATAATTATTTAATCTAATCAAATTAATCTTTTATAAACTCACCGTTAACCATTTTACCGGTACGCTTAGTAATTACATTTAATGCAGTTTGTAAGCATTCTAATAAATCAACATTCTGTAACTTAGCTTGTATTATAATAGTCACTAAAACATCACCTAAACCATCAATAATTTCGGCTTTGTCATTTACTTTAATAGCTTGGTATATTTCCAATGCCTCTTCAATAGTTTTGTTTGCTTGTGCTTCTGGTGTGCCGTTTGTTAATATACCTTTATTATCTGCCCATTTAATTACTTCTTTTTCTAATTCCTTGTAGTTTTTCATTTTCTTTTTTTCTGTTAAATTATCTATTCCGCCTAAAATATTATACTGTTTCATGCCTTTTAGCTTTTAATGTTCGCACCCTAAAAAAACCTTTAAAACTTTCATATTCTTGCATCATTTTTCTTGCATAGTCTGGTGCGTAATTGTTATCTATTTTAAATACATCACCGCCTTTTATTGGTGTATGCCATCTTATAATCTCGAATAAAGATTTAGCAGAATAATTATCAAAACCTTTTTGCTTTGCTTGTAACGCATACCTTACAAATGCCTTGTATATTTGTGGGTTATCGTTATGGTATTGTTTAAATGTTTTCATATAAATAAAATATAAATTAAACTAATTATCATTAATATTATCCAGATTATAACACAAGTGATTAAAAAAAACATTGCGTACTTGGTTGCTTTTTTAATTCCTTTCATAACTTACTGTTTAATTCTGTTTCTATATCCTTTAGTATTTCTAAATTCATTCTAGCAGTAAGAGTACAAGAATATTTATAATCAATAAATTCATTCATTTGATTTTTAAATATAAATAAACCCTCTTTTAATTTCTCATCTGAAAACTTACCTTTTTTACTACTATTAATAAAATTGTTTACTGGTAAAAATGCTTGTCGCTTACTCATGTATATTTGATTTTTTAGTAATTGATTTATTAAAATACCTGTTACTTATTGCTTTCATTTCTAAAGGTGTTAATTTGTATTTAAACGGCTTAATTTTTTTGTCCGTTGTAATTCTACATTTTACCTCTGTTAAGTCCTCTCTGAATATGTAGAACTCGTTTTGGTCAATTAAGCTATCCACTATAAACATTTTACAAAACGTATTTTAGAGTTAGGGTTTGCTTTTTCTACTTCTAACAACTTAGTTAATAATTTATCTTTACTACCTTTTACAACTTTTACTAAAACTGAATCTTTAAATATTTGGTATCTCATAATAATTGGTTTTTGATTATGGTGTAAATATAATAAATATTATAGTTATAAAGCAAATAATATAATAAATATTTTAAATTATTTCTATTTCTACATTGTCAAACTTTGCTTTTCTGCTTTTAATTGTAATAGATTCAACTATTTTATAATTGTCATCTTGAAAAATAACGTCTTCTATTAGTTTAACCATTGCTACACAGTTAGACGCATCTAAAGGACGTGTTTTAAAATTAAAAGTATATTCGACCTCGTATGTTTTATCCTTGCTTAAAACTTGCTTAAATTGGCTTTTGATTAATAGTTTATATTTGTCTTTTAGTTTCTTTCTTTTGCTCCAATGAACACCAGCATAAAATAAATTTAAACTTACTTTAGGTAAACCGGTTAATATTATTTTATTCATTTAATTTATTTAAAGCTTTAATATATTTATCTCTGGCCATTTCTTGTGTATTATACCGGCCAAGATTAATTTGTTTTTTATTTATAGATATTGAGGCCCTCCATTTTTTATTTTTTTTATCATAAGAAACACCGGTATATTTACTTGTTTTGTTTTTTACGTCTTTAGATATGTTTAATCGGTTTGTTATTAACTGCAAATTGTTTATCCGGTTATCTGTTTTAATATTGTTTATGTGGTCCACAACTAAATTAGATGGTCCATTTTTTAAAAAACTTAAAGCTACTAATTTATGTATTCTGAAATTTTTACTTTTTTTATTCTTATAAAGAATTACATTTAAATAACCTTTACCATCTGGCCGACCTTTTAATATTCTTTCCGGATTACCTCTCCATTTTACAAAACTTTTTACTCGGCCTAAATTACTTATTTGATAAAGGCCCTCATAACCTTTTACATTTTTAAAAACTTCTTTCATAATAATAAAAAACCTTTCAATGCCACCGCCAAGTATTGCAAAGAAAGGTTTTAAAATTAATGTCGTATTCTTGGCGGAATTACTCCAACAATATACGATTATATTTCATACTTTTTTAATAGTTCGTTAAAATAGTTATTATCAAATTTTACTCCGTTATCTTCTAAAAATTGTCTATGTGTTATTAGCAATTTAAACATATATTGTTGTTTATCCCCTAGCTTTATGTGTAGTTCCCTTGTTAAAGCCATTAAATTTTCAATCCTATCTGTACCACCTCTACCTCTACCTACTATGTGGTGTAAATCTGACGCAGGTTTACCGCTTACCTCACAACAAATAAAGTCGTTAAGAGTATATCCTAACGACTTTAAATATATTTGTTTATACTTTACCATAATTAAAACGGCAAGTCATCTAATGCCTCCTTTTTTGCCTCATTCATTAAAGGTGCGTGTAGTTTATCTTTAGCATCTTCTGTAACAAAACTGTTTATATTCCAACCTTGAATGGAATTAAAATATTTTGTTTCGCCTTGTGGGTTAACCCATTCACGACCCCTTAAATTAACACCTATTTTAACACCTTTACCTACTTGGAACTTGTCTAATAATTCTGTTTTGTCTTGTACAAACTCTATTAATATACTTTGCGGATATTGTTCGTCTGTTGTAATTACTAACTCTCGTTTTCTAAACCCTTTTGCTCCAAAAGTTTGTGTTTCTCCTATTACTTTTATTGTTCCTTGTACTTCCATCTTAATTCTGTATTAGTTTTATTATTAATTTGTTTTGTTGCTCTGGTGTTAAATCTTCATAATCGTAGCCAAGCCTCCTACAATATTCTGCTAAAGTAAGCATTTATACTAAACCATGTTTTAATAAGTCTGTAACCTCAAAACCACATTGTAAAGCTATTTTTTTATTATGTTCTTTAATCTTTTTATTTAATGTAAACATTACATACAAAGTCCACAAACCAAAACCGCCTATCGTACAGTAAAATAATATTTGTTTACCTATTTTATCCATTGCCCCATAAGACCAACCCAAAAACATAAACATTAACCATACATTTCCTGTGTTTAATTTTCTACCGTTGTAAATTAATTCTTTTTCCATTTTTAACTTTCTTTTTTAATTATTGATAATTCACTTTTCATAGACCACATTACATTTTCAGTAGCCTCCATTATTTTTCTAATCATTCTTAACTCTGGCACTTGCTCTTCTGCTAATACTTTGCCACTTGAAACACTACCTTTGTGTTTGTATTGTATTGCGTTATATTTCTGAAAATACTCTATATTATGCTTAGTTAAGTAATAGTTATTTGCAGTTAATTCTCTTAGCATTACTCGTAAATTCTCAGCAGATACCCAAACACCACTCTCATACGTTTCAATTAAGTTGGTTATTTTGTGTAATATTTCTTGCATTGTAATACTTTTTAAATTCTCTTCTAAATACTATACCTCCTAATTTATCAATAGCGGGTAAAACTGTTCTTGTGTTGCTTTGCGTTACTATTTGTGCAAATTTAACCATTTCATTATAGTACTCAACCCTGTAAACTGGGTTTATTTCTGCTACTTGTTTTTCTTTATTTTGTTTCATTTAACCACAATTTAATAACGTTAATACTTTTTTCTAAGTCTTGTTTAAATTCTCCTTTTTTTTCTGCTCTTTCAAGTCTTTTTACAATGTCAAATAAATAACTGTTCCAACCTCTTTCCTGTGCTACTTTGTAAAGTGAGCCGTTTGTATTGTCGTAATGTTTCGGAGTGTTAATTTCGTCTTCTACTAATCTGTTCATTATTTATCTAATTTAAAATTTCTGTAATAACAATAAATAATAAAAAACCCGATAGAACACCAATAAAAAATATAAATATTAAACACATCTCTTCGTTTGTTAATTTTTTCATTATTTAAGTTTTAATGCAAATTCTGTTATCAAGTCTTTTAATCCTTTTTGTTGGTCTTCTGGCAAACTTGCATAGAACGTTCTTAATTCTTCTTTAGTCTTACAATCAGTATAAACCTTAGCAGTTACTTTTTTAGGCGGTCTACTTGCTAAATTTGCATCGTCATCAGTTGCTTGTAAACCTATTAAACTTTGAGCCGTATATCTTCTGTAATAAGAAACACAAGAACCTAATTTTTGAGGGTCATTTAATTGTGGTAATGCCATCTCACTTATTACTTTTTCTCCAGTTTCAATATCTACTATAACAGTACTTACTTTACCATCTGTAATTGGTTGTAATAAAAGTAAATCATGTTTTTGTAGTATTGGCTCAACGTGTTCTAATAAACCGTTAATATCAAAGTATTTACTTTTAAAAAAAGGGTTTGTACTATCTTTAGATATTTTACCAATTTCTTTTTTTGCTTCGAATAATTTTTTATAAATGCTCATTTCTTAATTAATTTGTCGATTGATATTTTACTCAGTTTTGATAATTGTATTAGTATCTTATAAGGCTTACTAATCTCATAACCTTTTTTTAAATTACTAATATATTGAGGTGTACACCCTACTTTTTCGGCTAATTCTGTTTGAGTTAAACCTGTAACCTCTGTAATTCTTTTAATGTCTATTTTCATTTATTTTTTGTTTTGCAATATTAATCTCTTTTTCTCTTTCTGCTATATCTTTTTGCAGTTGTTCCATTTCCTCATCTAACTTTTTCATTTGTTCCTTATGTCTTTTACTACTATTTTTAGTATGCTCTTTACATAAATTATAAACAATGTCTTTAAATTCCACATTCATAGACAAAGACAATAAAAACGCATTGCTTTTAATAGTTAATAATTCCTTATACTCTTCTGATGATATTTTAATAGTTCCCATAGTTTCAATTTGTTTGATGGTGTAAATATAATATTTATTTTAGATATAAACCTAATTATTATAATATTTATTTTATTTATTTTGCATAAAAAAACCCTATAACGTTAATTATAAGGTTTTTAAATATATTATGAAAGTTGTAAATACTTAGCAACGCATTACATTTGTAAATATAACACTTTTTTATAGATACCTATTACTTAACTTAAAAATTACTATTAAAAATGCTAAACCTAGAAATATGTATAATATAAATGAGCCGTTTATCTCAGTCTTTTTGTCTTTATCTCTTACATCATTCTTTTGATTAACGTTAATTTGGTTGTACCACTTTTTAAATATAGCAATACTATCACAAACACTTTTTATTGTGGCAGTACCTTGTTTATCATAGTTAATGTAAACAGTAGATTTGCGCCCTCTTTTATATATTATAGTATCTTTATACTTAATAGTTGGGATAGTCATTAAAATAGTATCTGAGGCACGTTTAATAGTTTGCTCACCGCTATTAATTTGCTCTTTCTCTACCTTTGTTTTATCTCTTAAAATACTTTTAGTACTTGTGCAAGAAATAAACAAAAAAACAATTATTAAATACTTCATTTAAAAGTTATTTATAGCGTGTTTAATACTACTTATAAATATATCAATATCAAACCTTTTACAGTCTTCTATATTATCACCAAAAAACGGCTCTAGTATTATGGCAGTTGGTTTCTGATATGAAACAAAACCATAACCTCTCTCATTACTATTTTTTAATCTTTTTGCACCTCTATTCTTTGCGCCTGTTTGCCTTGTGTAATCTTCACAAAAAGCCTCACTAATTTTTTTAGCAGTTTCATTAAGGTTATAGTATAAAGCCTCGCAACCATGCGCCGAACCATTAGCCGCATTAAAATGAATCTCAAAGACTATGTCAAACTCTCTAGTTTTTTTAGCCATTTCTTTTTGTCTGGTTGTATATCCATAATCATTATCATGGATAAATACATTACCAATGCTATTAAATTTATCAAAATAGGAGTTGTATAAATCCCATTCTGAACTGTTGAAATATTTACTAAATGCTCCTTTACTGTAAGGTGTGTGACCTATTACAAATGCTATCCCCATAATTATTTATTGTTTTCGCAGTCCCCCGCTTTTTCTATTTTATCTAAACCCGATTGTATAAACTTTCTCGCAAACTTTCTGAAACTAATTAACATCATAGAAATAACATCTATTTTGTTGACTCTTTTTTTGTTTTTAATTGTGTAGATATTACCAGCACAACTATAAAATTCCGCAACCGTTAATATTTTAATTGTTAACACTACTAAGAATTTAAAATCATATTCCAAACCCTTTGCAAGTAATGCCACTATTAAAGGTAAGATTAAAATACCTATTTTTAGACAAAAACCCCATAATAACAACTTAAATCTAAATTGGTTTCCCATTCTCACAGAACTCAAAGCACCTAGAAACGTATCTAAACCTATAAAAGTTATTAGTATTGTAAATATTTCAATCGGAATATCTAAGTAGGCAAACGCACCGTATAAACCTATTTTAGTTGCCTCCATTATTAACTTCATTATCTTATTATTTAATATTTCCATTTTCGTAATTCTTCTGAGTTAATATTAATCCGCTTGGGACAAATTAATACTATTTTTTTGCACTGTAAAACAACATAGTTAAAAACATAATTGCTAGGGTTAAGCAGTCATATATTAAATAATAAGTGTCGTAATCAATAATACCCCATGCATTGAGTATATTAAACACATTTAAGACTATTAAATTACACATTGCTATTCTAGTATGAATACAGTACTTTAATTGTTTTAAAAAGTATATTATAACTAAATTAAAAAGTATAGAATATCCCATTGAATTTCTAGCAAAATCTCCACCTATTTCTATGAAATTTGCTAAAAAAGAAACTACCACTGCGAAATAAATCACAATGGTAGGGAATACTCTAAATAACTTTTTTTTAGTTATCATTTTTTGGGTTTTTGGTTTTTAGTCCCTCCAGAAATACCTTTGTCTACTCTTTGTACTGTTTTAACTTTTGCTTTAGGTGTTACTTTCTTTTTCATATTTTTTATTTACTAATTTACATATAATTCACTTATTAACGTTTCTAAATCTGAATAAAATTTATTATAAACTCTATCCGTAACTCTAGTCGGGTTAATATCTTTTAATAATGTTAAGGCACTTTTTAATTGACCAAAACCTAACTCTAATCTAACGGGTTTAAACGAATCTTCAATAATATTAAATTGGTCTTTTGTAATCTCTTCATTTATAAACATTGTGCGCCATTCTGCCTCATGTTTTAAATATAAATTCATACCTTCGTTTTGCCTTTGTTGGTATAAATTAAACTCATTATTAACTTCGTTTTCTTTTATTTGTTCTGGTGTGTAAGTTTCAATATTATAAGTAAAAATATCGTTGTCAGCATCAAAATAAATATTAGTTAAGTATTGGTTAACTTCTAATTTAGGCTTAACTAAATCTCTAAAACCATCTTTATAATGTACACTAGATTCTAACTTGTTATAGTTTTGCACGTTTGGTTTTAACTCAAATACTTTAGGTATTGAATTAAATACTCGTATTGTTCCGTTTATATTATTTGCTATCATATCTGCCCTCCGTCGTTTATTGTTAATGCTTTATTATTCGATAAAATACTTGCTCTTGCACTTGCTCCATTTGATGTATATTTAATTGTTCCCATATCTATTGTGCTAATTACACCAACTGGCAAACCTCCTATACTTGGACTTGATGCCCATTTGATTAATAAATTATCATAATAGGCTGCGTCGTAATCGTTAAAAGTTTTATTAAGCATAAATTGTAATAGTGAATTTGCAGTATTTAAACTACTAAAATCCCAATTACTAATATCTTGATTAAAAGCATAACAATTAAGAAACATATTAATCATATTAGTAGCACTTTGCGTATTCCAATTACCAATGTCTTGATTAAAAAGAACTTGCCCTTGAAACATATTATTAAATAATGTTACATTTCCAACGTTCCAATTATTTAAGGGTTGATTAAATATACCATTATTAAAGCTATTACTAAACATATTATTAAAACTTGTAGCACTTGAAACGTCCCAATTATTTAAAGGTTGATTAAATAAGGATGTATTGTTAAAAGTTTGTATATACTGATTTACACTTGAAACGTCCCAGTTGTTTATACTATCATTAAAAATTAAATCAGTACTTTGAAACGTTCTTTGTAAAACACTAGATGTTATTATTGGTGTATCAGTTGCAGTTATGTTTAAATTTTCACACCTTTCAAACTGTCTGTTTCCTACAATAAAATAAATCCCCCATTGTTTAATGTTAATAATTTTCAATCTATCACCACTACCAGCATAACGAAATCCACTTATTTCACCATTTACAGTAACATCATAATCTCCACTATTAATGTACGTATGCATTCTATTTGCATAATTATTAGCTACCACAGTACCATCTCCCCAGTCTATTGTACCGCTAAATGTACCTGATATATCATAAGGTAAAGTTAAAGTTTCATTTGCAGTTGTTGTTCTAAATGTTGCTATAAAAGATAGTTGCAACACATTCTTCCACATTACATTATTAACATAATTTATATTTTGAGTTGTGTTTATTGTACCATTATTACCATCTGAGCCTTTAACATTAAAACCACTGCCATCATTCATGTTCCAATTACCATAATTAAACATCTTTAAATAGTAAATTTTTCCTGTTAAATACCTGTTGCCTACCTTTCCAATATTTAAAACTTGATTAGGTACAGTATCTCCAAATTGACCAGAATTATTACCTAACAAAACATCGTTACTACCATTTACAGAATAATAAACATCATTATTAATATCTCTTCTTATTTTTAAAACATAATCTGTATTAAATAAAAAAGGATAAGATGCTAATAAAATAGAATTATTACCTAAATTAACTATTAATCTACTTAAAGATGATGATACAATTACTCTACTTTGGTCTACATTTCCAAATAAAGCTGCATAACTACTTTCTTCTGCACTAAATGAAAATTTTATTTCCCAATTAAAATCTCCAGGTATTACAACATTTACATCTGTTAAAATACGGTCTAAATTAGCCTTATTAAAATTAAGAAGATACTCACTGTTTGACTGTCTAAAAAAATGTGATTTACTGCTCATTATTTATAACCGTATAATATTGTCCGTTATTCCAACTTTGTACAACTATCTGACTACCATTTACACCGTCATAAGTACCGCCGTTTTTAATTTCCCATTCAGTAGGCAATGTTAAAGCAAAATCACCAATACAATAAATAGTAATTGTTTTTTCTTTACCTGTTGTCGATATGTTAGTTTGTGTTAATGTTGTGTTTCCTGTTATGGTCAAGTCCCAATTAGAGTAAGCATCCCAATCTATATTAAAAGTCCCGCTAATACTTTGTGTTAAACTGTTATTATCTTCTGAACTTAAAAATTCACTAGATAAAACTTTTTTTGTTTCTCCGTTTTGAACTATTGGTATTTCTTCTGTTCCCGATAACGGCAAAATAACCACATTTAACTCACTAATCTTTTTATCTGCCATTATAATATAATTTTAAATGCGTTTTCTTGTAATAAATAATCTCCATTTTCTTGCAATAAATAACTATCAATAGTTGGTATCATAGGTATAAAGCCAGCATCTTCTAAATCGTCAATAAAAAAAGGTTGGTTTAACTCTTTAGCCTCTAAACTAATATTATATCCGCTAAAACTATCCCTGCTTGAACCAGTATCACCTTTTACACTTTTAACCCTTACACCATTATAAAGACCCATTATTTGATAATGCCCTAAACGTGTTTCTACAATTACACCTATTCTTTTATTTAGTAATCCGTTAATCTCTACGGCATCACTTCTCAAACCTTTTAATATAAAATTAGCAGTTTGATTGTATGCTATTCCGTCGGGTTGCTCTTCTAAATCACTATTAAAAGTATTACTATCTGCTCTTAAAGCATATTTATAAATTTCCGTACTTGGATAACTTATTAATTTACCCTCATTTACTTCTATCTCATATTTTCTATATGGTACATAAGTAAATAAATAAATGTTAAGTAAACCACCTATATTATTATAGCATGGTTCACTACGTCCAGAACTTACATTACACATGATTACCCCCTCCGCAACAACCACCACCGTCACCACCTAACCACCAAGTAACAGAATAACCTTTATTGTTTTTTGCGTCTTTGTCGTACTTCTCGTCTTGTGTTTTATACTCGGGTATATTTACACCCTCATAACATAAAAAGTCCTCTAAACCACTTAAAAATAAGTTGGCTACATTCCTATACTCGTTTTCACTAGATATATTATCTTGATTAGTCATTTGTTCGGAATTGTTCGGATTAGTTTTTAAGTTTCCGTTATTCCTTATTCTGTTAGAACCGCTATGGGTATATCTCGCATATACTGAATAGTTTAAAAATGGTTTTATATAATCTTCGTGCATCTGCAAGTATAAACCGCTTAAAGCATTTGTATTATAATCTTCTTTAATCTTCTCATATAACTTAGTACCTAAAACTGGCTCTAATACCATTTTTTGTACTATGTCAATTAAAAATACATACCTATCTGTACCAACATTACCCCCCATTGGAGTACTTTTAACAATGCTTTGTGTGTCTGTGAGTCTTATTTCTGCCATAATTATTTAAGTTTCCAAAAGTTATTTTGTTCCTCTGCAACTTGCGCAACCTTTTTATCATTAGTTTGCCACATTGCCTCTTTACGGTCCGCTGGGTCTAAGGCTAAAATCATTTTTCTAGCACTATTTACAGTTAAACTTGACCTATCCTTTTTCAAAAATATTTTTCTTTCCCAAAAATGCTTACAGTTTACTCCGCCTTTATAAAGCGCTATATTATATGTATCTGTTCCTTTAGGACCAAAACCAGGATTAACATTTGCGTTTTTACTTGCATTCTCTAGGTCCTCATATCTGTAAAACTTATTTGCTTGTATTACCTTATTACAAAATTCTCTTTGCCCTTTTGGGTTTCCCGCATAAGCATATCTAATTAAAAACAAACTTGTATCTTGTTCACTTTTTGCAACATTGTTTGCTCTTGGTGCTTTTGCTAATTCTACTAAGTTGTTTAATTGTGTTTCTTTTAAATCAAAATTATCAGCAACAATATCATCTATTAATTCATAAGCGTTTAAATCTATATCTTGACCCAAACTAATTAAAGCGTCTGCAACCTCTTTATCTGGTGCGTTTTTACCTTGCTTTTTTAATTCTGTTTTCTCTACCACTTCGGTACGCTCAGAAAGAGGTTTAAAATATAAATCTAAAGTTATATCGTCTGTTTGTAATATCTCTTCAAATGCGTCTGTAATTGTGTCTTGTTTTGGTTGTACTACTCTTTCAATAGTTTGCCTTTCTGATTCTGCTAATTCATCAGCATTTGAACTAAAACCGCTTGCATCTTTTACACCAAACAACATTGGACTTACAACTTCGTGAGCCGTTAAAATCTTACTTTGTGAAATTTCATTTAATGACTCCCACTGTTTATGAGCATCGTTAATTTCTAAGTTAGTAACTGTAATTTCTGAGTTTTCACCATTAGCAAAATTAATCATAAATGTACCCGCACGACTTGAACCGGTTAATTTACGTTTTATGTTTTTTTCTATTTCAGATTTTGCCTCATCGTCTAAATTATAAGAATCGGGAATATTAATAATATATCCGGTACTTAATCCGTTACGCATATGATTTATTGAGTAATTACTTATTTCTTCTTCTAATTCTGCATATTGTAAACACGATTGATAACTAGGCAAAGCAAAGTAGTCCATTCCTAATTGGTAGGGTCTAATACAATATATTTCTATTGCGTCGTAAACATTACCAACACCAAACGCTTTTATTCTTGTTGGTTCTATTTTGTTATCTTTAAAATCATGTGAATAGTAATAAGCCTCTATTACATTATCTTCATTGGCTATCTCTGGAGCAATTTTGTCAACGGCTATATGCTCTATACTAGAAATGGTTTTATCTCTATTTCTAATAATTTGTATGTATGCCATTCCTTGAGTTTCATAATCAGCAACAACCCTTTTAATATCTTTCTTTTTTAAAATTGAATATAAACGTGCGTATTGATTAGTTTTTTGTGCTTGGTCTTTACAAGCTAAACCCTTTCCATATATCCAACTTATATAACCGTTTATAATTGCGGAGTTTGTAGGACTTCCAATATATCTATCATTAACGTATTTAAAGTAAGAATTATGTACCCCGTTAGTTACATAATTTTTACCTTTATTCTCTCTTATAATTGGCTTAACATAATTGTTAAGTTGTATTAATTTTAAGTTGCTCATTTATCCGTTAATTTTATAGTTTTGTAAATCTGTGGCATCTGTACAAAAAGCCTCTCCTTGCCAAATACGCTCGTTTAAATCGTTGTATATTTTAATAAAATACTTTCTACCCTCTTTGAAAAAGTTAGCAGTAAAAGGTACCACCATAAACTCATTTACATTAGTAACATTTATAACCTCATCTATTACATTACTTTCTTGTTCTTTATCGACTAAATATAAACGTACTGAATTTAGTAACTCTCTAGGAATTATTTTAATTTCTTGTTCAGTAGTAAGTGTTTTTATAATTTCCATATCAAAAAAAATGCGTATCTATTAAGTAAAGATACGCAAATTTAATAAGTTATATTTAACCTTTTACGGGTTAATATTTGTTGCACTTTCAATAGCTAATAATGCCGTTACAGTTGCTTGGTCTAAAAATGGGCTAGGTATTCTCGAAAATGAGCCAAAAGTCAAATTGTAACCGTTAAAATCTGAACGATTTCCTCCGCTTGTTATACTTGATGCCGTTACTCTACAACCATCTAAAGAACCCATTAACTGATAATCTCCGTTTTTAGATACTCCTATAATGTAGTGTAAACCTTGTTGTAATAAGTTTACCTGTACATTAGTTTCTGCATCTTGTTTTTTCAATGCAACTACTAAAGTTTCAGTAAATAAAGATACTCCTGTATTTTCATCACTTACACCGTCGCTAGTCTGAATGTTTGCGTCTGCTCTTAATTCGTACTTAAAAGCCTCCGTAATTGCTACAGAAATCTCAGTAACCTCTCCCAAGGCTGGGTCTATTGTAAAACCATTACTAATATAAGGAACTGCGAAAAAAGCATCTAATCCACCAATGGAATCATTACAAGCCTCAGTACGTCCGCTAGTTATTGGACAATTTGCCATAATTTATAAGTTTTAAAAAAAGGGAGGTTTTAAACTCCCCTTTAGATTAATATTATACTTCTGTTGAAACGTAATATACAATTTCTTCTGAGTTGTAATAACCGATTCCAGCATTATAAACCATAATACCTCTAACGAATCCTGTTAATAAACCAACCTCGTCTTCATCTACCATCTTAACCTCGTTATGGTCACCTAATAAACCAGTAGTAAATACTATGTTTTTACGCTCAAAAATACAAATTGTATTATCTGCTAATCCATTAACTTCTGTAATTGTATAACGTCCGTATCTTATTTGCTTATCCTCAGCAGTTTGTCCGTTATTAATTGCACTATCATAGATTTTAAAACCTAATAATTGGAATACATCTGGTGAAACTGCAACTACTAAATCTTTACGTCTTAAAGATACTGGTATTGCTGCTAATGCCGTTTTTATATCTGCTAAAATTGTAATCTCTGAAACTGGGTTTCCTGTTCCCGCTGGTTTAATTATATTAGCATCTGCCGTAAATTGTTTTACTAATCCATCAAATTCCCCCGCATTAGCACTGTCACCGTTCCAAATTTGATTGTCAATTTTCTCAGCATGTTCTGCTAACATTTCAGTCATAATAGCAGATTCAATATCTGATGCCATTGTAACATTATGTGCAGACGCACCCTCTAATTCTTCCGACCAAGTTTGTCTAAAATCTTCCTTACAAACTTGTATAGGTGTTTTAAACTTTTTTGGCTCTATGATTTTTTCTGATAAATCGATAGCACCCTCTGGAGTAAAACCACATGTGTAATCTACTGTTCCATCTGTGTATGCTATTTTTCTAAGATTGTATTTGTAATTTACATTTTCTGCTATTGTAAGCAAATTTAATCTTAATGTATCAGCCTCTTTAAAAGATGCTCCGATAATTTCACCAGCGGCACGACCCGCATAATTACTTGCTACTGTTACGTTAGTTGCCATATTTATTTTTGTTTTTGTATTGCGTTAAAAATTCTTTCTTTTGCCGTTTTTGGCGTTTTACTTAATTGAGTTGGTGCGCTTTTAATAGCAGTTGTTGCGGGTGTCTTTTTTAACTCCTCAATAATTGCGTTTTGTTCTGAAAGTTTTACATCGAAAGACGCTTTTAATTCAGCAACCATTTTCTGAGATTCCTCAGCATATTTAATAGTTAAAGACTTCATTACTTGCTTAAAGTCCTCAGTCATAGCTTTAGCAGTTTCATCGTTGTTTAATTCCTCAACAACTTCTTCGGCTACCATTTCTTTTACCTCAGCAATTTTACCCTCTTCTGCTACAACTAGAATTGTACCATCTTCTAAAGGATATTCTCCTACTGGTAACGGTGCTCGGTCTTCTCCGTTCACTACAAACACATCAGCGCCGACTTCCATTATTTCACCCATGTATTCAATTTGCGTTTCACCATCTTTTAAAGTTGCCATACCAAGCTTAACCTCTACGGCTTTTTCTTTGGTAAAAACTGCTTTAAAATCAGTAAATTGTTCATCTATGAACTTTTTTACTTCTTCTTTTGTCATTGTTTCACTTTTTAAATTAACTTTTTCTAAACTAAATAAACCATCAATAGAGAAACCCTTTATTTCTCCATTTAAGGCTTTGTTATAAACTTCTTTGTTATCACATTTATATAACACTACCCAACTACCTTCCTTTATATCTTCCTTTGGTAGTCCGTATGCGTTTGCAGTGTCGTTTTTAGGGTCTTTAACTACCCAACTTTGTACTATTGAAACACCGTTTAATTTTTCTTCATGCTCTAGCGAACTATTACCTTGGTAACCCTCTAAAATAAAGTTATTAGCAACTTCTTCTATTGTTTCTTTTGAGAATCTAATATTAAATTCTTTACCGCCTTGGTTTCTGTAAACATCCTTATCTGGAATTAATACAACACCCGCTAATAAAAACTTAACATCGTCAACTTGTGCAAGTTTTATTTCTTCTTGTTTGTTTAAAGCTATAAAAGAACTTTGCATGGCTGGGTCTTCTACTACTGATATGGCATATACACCTTTATCAGTACCTTTATTAAACACTACATTGTAAGTAATCATAAATATTTGTTATTACATTAGTAAAAATAATAAAAAAAAACTATAAAATAACTTTTTCTTATAGTTAATTGATATTTAATAAATTATCTTTATATTTGATATTAATAATTGGTTTGTTTTTATTGATTTGGTTTGTTCTAAAAGGGTGTTGTGATTAGCACCCTTTTTTTATTACCCTAAACTTGCGCTACTCGCTTGTGCGTTATCTAATTCTAATTGATTATTTACTTGACTACCTACAACAAATGCTTGTATTGGTGCTTGTTCTTCCTGTAAACTATCTTGTATTTGATTTACACCACTACCACCAACTAAATTAAATGCGGGAGGTGTAGAACCTCCACCGCCACTTGGAGCAGAAGAACCTCCTCCACTACCACCGCTTTTACCTAATGTACTTAATGCTTTTGCTGTTGCTGCAACTGTTGAGGCAATACCTAAACCCGCACTAACACTATTTAACGCTACAAATGGCTGACCACCTGTTAATGGTGAGGCTGCTACTGCCGCCGCATTTGCTACTGCGGTATTAGTTAATATTTTAGCAATACCCGCCGCATTTTCTGCTACAACTAAACCCGCTTGTATTTCTTTGTTTTTTTCAAATACTTGTTTTAATACATTTATACCTTGTTGGGCAACATCTAATACAGAACTTTGTATTTTTGATTTAGCATCTGCCGCAATTTTATCATTTGCAACTCTTTTATTGTTTTGCTCATCTTCGTTAATTGTAATTTGTTGGTCAATTTCTTGTAACCTATCTTTTAACTCATTTTCTGCGTCTAACCTTGCCTGTGTACCTAATGCAAAACTATCGATTTTTAATTGCAGCCTTTCCGCCTCAATTTCTCTTTCCGCCTCTAAATCAGTTTTTTGTTGCTCTAATCTTTTTATAGCGTCTTCTTCTAAAGACGTGTTAAATTTTTGTTGGTTTAATGCTCGTGTTGTGTCTGCCTCAATTCCGCTTTGTACTAACTCATTACCCTCTTTTATTAATGCGTTTTTATTTACATCTTGTTCACTTCTAAAACCCTCTATTTGTGCTAATACTCCTAACCTATTTGCTTGTGCGTCTATTAAAGCAGTTTGGTTTTCTATGTTGTTACTTTTTTTAAGTTCTGCGTTTGCACTTGCTAAAATTGCGTCTGCTTGTTTTAATAATGCTTTTTCTTGTTTATCTAAAACTAAACCTAACTCATCATTTGCTTTTTTTCTGTCTTCAATACTAGACAAATCATTATCCCTAACTTGTCTTAATTTCTCGGCTTGTCTGTCATATTGTTCTACTAATTTTCTTTGTTCTGCCTCTGCTAATTTAGCATTATTTGCAAGTTGTTGAGTTAATTTACTTTGTTCAAAACTTGCTTTAATACTTACCTTACCGACTTCCTCTATTAATGAACTACCAAGAGCGCCGACTTCACCAACTGCCTCAGTAAAATTGTTTGCTATATCTTTACCCGCATTTATTATTTTACCCGCAGATGTTCCAATACTACCAGAAACTTCTTTTATAGACTCGTTTAATGCCTTTAAACTTTTTGGGTCATTATCTCCGAAAAATGATTTTTCCCATGCTAATTGAGTATTAAGTAAACTCAATCTTATAGCATTAAAAGCAATTTTTAACGGCTCTATACCCAAAGTTAAAACACCTTTTAAAACTTTACCTAACGCATCAAAACCACCTGTTGCTTTACTAACTGCCGTAAAAGTGTTACTAATTGCATCAAATACTTGATTAATAACGATTGAAAAAGTACCCATGACAGAACTTAAAGCATCTACAACTTTCTGATTCTGTCCCAAAACTTCTTTAAGTGTTAAAAAAACCCCTATAATTAAACCAATACCCGCCGCTTTTATTGCAGTTCCTATTGCTTTGAAACCATTTGAAACGGCTTTTAATCCTTTCTTTGCATCTGCTCCAGATTTACCGACGTCTTTAACCCCTTTTGCCGTCTTATCTGCTTGAGTTTCACCCTCTTTTAATGCGGTTTTTAGGTTTTCGGCACTATCTACAACTTTATTTAATTCTTTTTCGGAGTTGCCTGTGTCTACGTTTACAATTATTGTTTTTACTTCTGCCATTTCAACGCTCTTTTAAATTGTTTATATGCCTCTATTACTGTTTCGGGTGTTTTATGTTTGCCTTTTGCAACCTCTACAACCTCTGAAACTCCGTAATACTCCTTTAAACTTAGTAACGATAGTATATTTTTAATCATTCTTTTGGTATTTATAACATTCTAATAAACGCTCTGTTAATTGTCTTTTATCCTCTATAACTTTGTACAGTTGTTCTAACAATAGTTTATTATGCTCATGCAAAATATAATACAAAGCAAAGCAAAAAGCCACCGTAATAGACAAACTTACACCATTGTCTAATATAAGATTTAAAAATCTTGTTTTAACGTCCTTAAATGGCTCTTTATTTTCTTCCATTACACTATTGAAAAATTAGGAGGGTATTTGCTATTTACATAATCTTTAATGTAATTTAACACTTCTAAATGTATATCTTGAAATACTGCGTCTGGTGTTTGTGATAAATGAGCAAAATAAGCACTATGCCAGTAGCCCTCACTTAAAAAGTTTCGAGCCTCTTTAGTTTGTGCAGAATATATTTGTGATTGTTCAGCGGTTAACATTTCGTTAGTTACCATGTTGGTAATTTTAGCACTAATTAAATGTTTGTATAATTGTCCCTCTGTTTGATTAACTGCGTATTTCTCCGCTACAAATTTATCTAAATAATTTTGGTCTTCAAACAACTCATAATCTTCATCTGGTGCAACTAATCCAAAAACTATTGGTTCTTTATATTGAAACTCAATATCTACTGTTTGATTGTCTAAATTTGCGTTTTTGTACTTGTAAATATTCATATTATTGAGTTATTGTGTTTTGTTCAAATCTTATTGTACTACTGTAAATCGTTAAATCTGCGTTACCAGTTTCATTTGCCCATTCTAATTTTATATTATAAGTAACACCTTGTGTTAAAACTGCATCTGCAACTTCAAAACCGTTCAATCTTTCTGCCGTTCCTGTGTTTACGTTTCCAGTAATTACACCACCAGTTAAAACATTGACAACTTCACCCGTACCGCTTGAATCTTTTGGTTCTACTACTGTAAGTAACACAATATCTGGATTAATCCCATCACTAAAAGTAACTCTAAAAAACGCAGAACTTTGTGTTACATCACTTGACCATTTCCAACGGCATGAAACTGTAAAATTATCTGTTGTTGTTGGTGTGAAACTATCTTCAAAATACTCTTCAAATACATTTGCTTGTGTATTTGCTAATGCTATTGTAGTCTGATTTGTTCGAGATAAAGATGATTGTGCGCTTTTATACTCTCTTACATTAATAATAGGGTTTAAAGGGTCTGTATTATCAACTGCAGAACCCGTAACACTATCTACTTTAGAATTTGCAAGTGTAGTAATTGCACTATCGTTTAAGTCTATTTGTTGTGTAAACTCTAAATTATTATTATTTATTTTAATTCCCCCATCTCTTAATGTATCACCTGTACCGTCGTTGGGTACTGTCCCTATATTAATATCTTGTATTGCCATAATTACTGATTATCAAATGTTATATTAGTATTATCAAATGTTATATTATTATTGTCAAATGTTATACTTCCCGTACTTGTTCCCTCTTGTAAAATAGTTATTTTAAAACTCTCAGTACCTTTTGTACACAAAATACTCATTACTCTTTGTAATCCTGTTGAATTAGTTTGTATGTTAAAAGTTTTGGTAGTTACACCGCTAAATGTTGTAGCACCTACAATACTTGCAAATATACCATCCCCCTCATCTACTAAAGATAAAACAGTTTCACCATTATTATAAATAGTACTTTGTATTTCTCCACCATCTACAACAACATTAAAGAAATTAGGTACTGCATAAAATTGCTCTCCTATTAATTCCCCGGACTCGTAAATATCATTTAATAATTCTAACTTAGTTTTACCAGTTGTTAAATTACTATTTATTGAGTTTATAATATAACGTTTATTAGCAATTATTAACCTGTCGTTTAATTTTATATCTGCTAATATAAAGTTTGGTATAATTGCGTCAAACACATAAACCCTCCTTTGATTATTAAACATATCAGTAATATAATCACTATAAAAAGAATTATACAAAGTGTTAGGCATTGCACCAAAATTATAAGTACTTAATTCAACACTAAAATTAATGCTTTGCTTTGTGTTATCTTCTAAACTGTTTGTATTATTAGGTGTGTTTAATTGATTCAATAATGCCGTTACAGTTCCGTCATCTTCTTTAAAACCTATTATCGGACTTTGATTTTTTAGGTTGTAAAATAATACTGGCTTTGGTACTGTTGGGTTTAGTGATTCATCTACTGAATACCCATATTGAAAACTTGTATTAGTGTTATCTGCTAAATCTCTTAACCTCTCATTTACCATATTCTCAAATGGCAAACTTATTTCTAATTTAGAACCGTCTAATAACTCGCTATCTGGGTCGTTTGGGTCTTCTGTTAATCTTTGCTCTAAATCTCCATAAGCATCAATATTATTTTTCTCATATTGTATTGCTAGAATTGTGCTTGGGTCTTCATATTTAAAATCAAATTCATTATTTAACTTACCCCTACTAATTAATGTTTTATCTAAATCAATATATTTCTCAAAGTTTTTAAACTCTCTTCCCTCACTATACCAATCGGGTAAAGTTTGCCAAATAATATCACCGTTTGAGTTAGCAGTCAAAGCAATATTAAACATTTTAATTATACCAGTAATTAAATCTATTTGCTTTATGTCTGGCGCTTGGTCTTCTAACACAACTTGACCACTTACATTAATTAAATTTGATTGTGATGAGTATGTTATAGTTTCATTACTTAAAAATGAACTATAAAATGCTTTTTGTTCTAAATCTGAATCATAACTAAAAACACTTTCAGAAATAATATAAAATCTTATTACACCACTTTCTTCTGATAAACTTAAAGGTGTGGTATAAATATAACTATTAGTTCCTGTTAAATTATCTTGCCTGTAAATTTCGTTATTGTCTAAAGTAATAACATAACTATATTGTACACTGTTAAATTGTGTAGGTACGTTTATAGTGTTTGTTAGTCTTAAGTTTCTAAATTGCAAAAGACTTTCATTATCTACTAAATCTAAATCTAATGTATTGGCACTTGAAAAAAATGGTGATGGGTTTGTAAATGTTATTATACTGTTTTCATTTGTTGCAGTAACATTCATTAATCCCTCATCATTACTAAACCACATAAATAAATTATTATAGTAATCTCTTGTAAAAAAATCACCTATAAAATTTATGTTGTTTTGCTCTTCTATTAAAAATATTATATCTGCTATTCTTAAAGCGGGTTTTAACTCGTTGTAATTAATTGATTGGTCTAAGTCAGCACTATTAAAATTAATGTTTTTACTATTTTCAGTTGCAACATAATTATTTGAACTATCAAATAAAAACCTATTTACAGGACTTATTAAAGGATACACAACCGAACCATTAAATAAACTATCTGTTAAACCCTCTTTTACTTTTGCGCTTGTGTAGTCGTGGTTAAATTGGCTTAAATCTAAATCACTTAATTTTTTATCCCCTAAAACGTCCTTAACATTTACAACATCACCCTCGAACTGTATTCTATAACTTACAATTAAATTATTTTTTAAACTTGTACTTGTTAATCTTATTCTACCACTAATAAAAAATAATTCATCTAAATAAATGGTTGCTTGTTTCTTTGTTCGAGCATCAAAACCACCTGTTATATCTGCGTTATAATAGTGTTTAAAAAACTTATTATTACTTGGTGTTGCTTGTACGCTAAAATCTTTAGAGTAACCCGCATTAACCTTGCTTATATCGTTTATATCTTGGGTATTAAGTTTGATATTAATACCCTCTTTATCTGATAAATCTATTTTTAAACCCTCAATGTATAAACTTACTCCGCTCATTTATCTTATGTTTTGCACTTCGTTGTAACTAAAATCAAAGTTAAGTTTATATTTAATTAATTGGTCGTTTGTTTTGGTTAATAAAGATACACTTTTACTAGTTAGGTTAACGGGTTTAATCTCGTTATCTAATGTTAACCAAATATACTCACTCTCTAACATTTCCTCTATTAAAATGTTGTTATCTTCTGGCAAATAACCCGTATTTAATTCAATACTTTTTGTTGCTTGTTTGTTGTACTCTCTTTTCCTGTGTTCTGTTGTGCTATAACTTAATATTGGTAATCCACTAATTACATCTTCGTTTAATATACTTCTGTTGTAACTATCTGATGTACTTTTAATCTGTTCTTTACTTACTTTATAACTATAAAAGTCTTGTAGCACTCCATGTCTATTAACAAATGTTATTTTAACGGGGTCATAAATACACTCAGTTACTACTTCAACATCTATAAAAGTTTCCTCTTGTGTATCTGTATTTAATATCCTAACATTATTAACTAAGTCCGAATTTAAGTACGTTATATTTTGAACTATATTATTTGTGCTTAATAAAGGTATAGCAGTAATCGTCTGAGTATCTAAAACACTTGTATTATTTCTAAACTCTATACTATAACTCCCGCCACTTCTGTAAAAAGGTATGTTTAATTCTTTACCTTTTAAAACTGTAATACTTCTGTTACTAATTAATACATCATTACTAGGTAAATGGTTTACGTTTTCACTATGTAAATTAAACCCGTTAACGGCTAAATAAACATTATTAGAGGTTAATACACCACCGTTATAAGTGTTATTTACTTCTATATCTACAAATACACTTTTAGTAACTAAAGTACCGTTATAAGTGTTATTTATAAAATCATTTACTTGCCTACTAATATCTATGTAAATATTATTATCATTTAAAAATCTTGGTTTTTTTGTATAGGTGTAAGTTGGTGTACTTGGTTTACTAACATTTAAAACTCCCTCATAAATAAATACTTTATATTCTGTACTTATACTACTAACTAAATTAGTGCCATCAAATATTGGTGAAGATATAAAAAATGGACTTCTAACATTTATACGTCTAACTGTAACACTTAAATCAAACTCCACCTCAAAAGTTATCCCTGTAAATGTAGATACTCCACTACTAAATGCTATACTTTCATTTAAAGCCGTTATAGTTACAACATTGTTTATTCTACTAACTGAATACAAAGCTGGGTTTAAATCTCTATTAGCTACAAACTCAAAAGATTCTGCATTTGTTATATCTTGTGGTAAAAATAAAACTATTGGTATTTCAAAAGATTGTGGGAATATACTCACATAATCCCAAACAACTTGAGTTGTAACTCCTAATGTATCTTCTTGAGTTAATGTTATAGTTTGCCCTACAT